GGCATGAAGCGTTTGCCCAAGGCCTCGCCAAGCAGAAGACCATAGACGATGCCTACGCCTCGGCAGGGTTCAAGCCGAACCGTGGAAACGCATCTCGGCTGAAAGCAAATGAAAGCATCGCAGCCCGCGTTGCCGAACTCCAAGCCAAAGCTGCGGAGCGAACCATTGTGACCGTGGAAGACATCGCCAAGCAGCTGGACGAAGATCGGCAGTTCGCCCGTGAGAATGGCGCGGCAGCTGCGGCGGTTACCGCAACGATGGGCAAGGCCAAGGTGCTGGGCCTGATCGTGGAGAAGGCGGAGAACGTCAATCTCAACATCGATGTCACAGACGAGCCAGCCTCAGAAGAGGACTGGGCAGCAGAACACGCGCAGCCGAACTGAGTACGTCTGGCGTCCACAGCCGGGACCGCAGGAGGCCTTCGTCAAGTGCCCCGTGTTCGAGGTCGTCTATGGCGGGGCTCGAGGCGGCGGGAAGACGGACGCCTGCCTCGGTGACTGGGCATTGCACGCCAAGCGGTACGGCGCGGACGCCAAAGGGCTGTTCCTTCGCCGTACGCAGATCGCGTTGCTGCCGACCATCGAGCGCGCCAAGCGGCTGTTCAGGCCACTCGGCGCGGTGTGGAAAGAGCAGGACAAGCGGTTTGTCTGGCCGAACGGTGCAACGCTCTATTTTCGGTATCTCGACAAGGACAGTGACGCCGACAACTACCAGGGGCACGATTACACCCGTGTCTACGTCGAAGAGCTGACGCAGTTCGCTGATCCGTCGCCGCTGGACAAGATCAAGGCCACGCTCCGCAGCGGGGCAGGCGTGCCGACAGGGTTTCGAGCTTCGTGCAATCCGGGCGGTCCGGGCCATACATGGGTCAAGGAGCGGTACATTGCTCCGGGCGCATGGAAGATCATCAAGTCTACGTTCATCAACCCGTTCACCAACGATGAAGTGTCGCGGTCGCGGGTGTTCATCCCGGCCAAGCTCAGCGACAATCCTCAGTTGCTCCACAACGATCCGGGCTATGTCGCCAACCTCTTCATGTCGGGCAGCAAGGCTCTGGTGCAGGCGTGGTTGCAGGGTGACTGGGATGTGGTCGAAGGCGCGTTCTTCGATTGCTGGGATAGCGCCAAGCACATCGTTGAGCCGTTCGCCATTCCCAAGGAGTGGTCCAAGTTCCGGTCGTTCGACTGGGGGTCGGCAGCACCGTTCTCAGTGGGCTGGTGGGCAATCGCCGGTGATGACTACGGCCGCATTCCACGCGGGGCGCTCATTCGATACCGGGAGTGGTACGGCGCCAGCGGGCCACGCAAGGGCCTGAAGATGACAACCGAGGCAGTCGCCGCCGGGATCATCGAGCGGGACGCTGGCGAAACCGACCAACTGCAATTGTCGGTCGCTGATCCGGCGATCTTTGCCGAGGACGGCGGTCCATCACGAGCCGAGGTGTTCAGGGCGGGCAAGGTGTTTTTCCGCCGCGCTGACAACAAGCGCGTGACGGGCAATGGCGCAATGGGCGGCTGGGACGAAATGCGCCAGCGGCTCGTGGGCCATGACGGCGTGCCGATGCTCTACGTGTTCTCGACGTGCAAGGACTTCATCAGGACCGTTCCGGCGCTCCCGCACGACCCGCTCCGCATGGAAGACGTGGACAGCGATGCCGAGGACCACATCGCAGACGAGACGCGGTACGCCTGCATGAGCCGGCCGTGGGTCAGGCCGAAGCCGGAAGACGAAAAGCCCAAGCCTCGCTCCGAATACCGAGCCTCACGCAGTTCAGAAACAGCAGACGATTGGAGAACTTTCTGATGGGTTATCGCCACGAATTTTCGTCACCAAAGCAGCTCGTTGATGCTCACATCAGCACATTGGAAGCCGAGGCTGACGAACAGGAGGAGGAGGCAAAGGCCTTTGAGGTGAAGGCACAGAAGGCGCGAGAGCGCATCCTTGCCATTCGTGAGCACGTCTCTGCTTTGCGCAACGCCACAGTGTCCGACTACTGATCGCCATGCAGCAAACAGGCTACACCGTTGGGGCATCCAACGCCGTTGGCGCAAGCGCGACTGGCGCGCCGGAAAGCGGCCTGCATGCTCGCCTGAAGCGCCAGTATCTCGATTACCTCGGCGGCAAGGACGAAGAGATCAAGGAGCAAAAGCAGTCCCGCGCCTATTATCACGGTGCGCAGTGGACCGATGCCCAGGTGCGCACGTTCAACAAGCGCAAGCAGCCGGTGGTCACGTACAACCGCATTGGCCGCAAGATCAACGCCATCGTTGGCTTGCTCGAAAAGCAGAAGCAAGACCCGCGCGGCTTTCCTCGCACCCCCAAGCATGAGGAAGGGGCAGAACTCGCGACTGCCGTGTTGCGCTATGTGTGCGACCAGCAGAAGTGGGCCGCCATCTCCCCGCTGTGCGGCATGCAGGGTGCGGTCGACGGCATTGCCGGGGTGGAGCTGACCATCGAGCCGGGTGACCGTGGAGACCCCGAGATCGGGCTCAACGATGTCGACGCGGCGTCGTTCTTTTACGATCCGCGATCGCTCAAGGAGGACTTTTCCGACGCTCGATACATGGGCGTTGGCAAGTGGCTGGACCTTGACGCCGCTATCGACATGTTCCCCGACAAGGAACAAGAACTCCGGGATAGCGTGGACAGTGGCTACGACCTGACCAGCGACCCGGCGTCGGACAACAAGTGGGTGAGCAGCGAGGCCGGGCACAAGCGGCTCCGCCTCGTGGACCATTGGTACATCAAGGGCGGCAACTGGCACTGGTGCCTCTACACCGGCTCTGTGTTGCTCGATGAAGGCCCGAGCTATCTCACTGACGAGATGGGCAAGTCGTTTTGCCGCTACATCATGTATTCGGCCAACGTCGATCAGGATGGGGACCGCTACGGCTTCATCCGCAACATGCGGTCGGCGCAGGACGAAATCAATCAGGGCCGCTCCAAGCTGATCCACACCGGCAACAGCCGGCGCATGATCATTGAGGACGGGCAGGGCCTCGATGTTGAAAAGACGCGCATGGAAGCGGTCAAGCCTGACGGCGTGATCGTTCACCCCGCCGGGACGAAGCCGCCGGCGTTCGATGACGCCGCCAAGGGCCAGGAGATGATGGCCCATCTGGAGCGCATGCGTGATGCAACGCAGGAAATCGAGAACTACGGTTTCAACCCCGCGCTGATGGGCTCCGGGGTGCAGGACATGTCCGGCCGCGCCATTGCGTTGCAGCAGCAGGCAGGCATTGCCGAGCTTGGCCCGTACCTCCTCGCCTATAAGGGTTGGAAGCTCCGCGTCTATCGCGGCATCTGGAACGCGGTTCGCCAGCACTGGACTTCGGAACGCTGGATCAGGGTGACGGACGACGAGAACATTGCCCAGTTCGTCGGCATCAACCAGCCCGCCGTCGATGAATACGGCCAGCCCATGGTCAACCCGGACGGCTCACCGGTGCTCCAGAACGCTATTGGCGAACTCGACGTGGATGTGATCCTCGATGAAGGCCCGGACACGGTCAATGCGCAGCAGGACACCAACGAGACGCTGAAGCAAATCCTGCCCGCCATTGCGCCGATGCTGTCGCCACAACTGGCGCAGGCCGCGCTCAAGCTGCTGGTGACCACGTCGGCCCTGCCATCGTCGGCCAAGAAGACGTTCAGCGATGCAGCGGCGCAGAGTCAGCAGCCCGATCCAAAGGCGCAGATGGCAGAGCAGTTGCAGATGCGCGGCATGGTGGCGGAAGTATCCGAGACCGAGGCCAGCGCGGCGCTCAAGAAGGCGCAGGCCATGAAGGCGGCGGCGGAGGCGCAGAATGTCGGCGCCGAGCAGCCCCAGGAAGACCCGCGCCCCAAGCTGATCGAAGCGCAGGCGAAGTTGCAGGGCACCGTTGCCAAGGCGCAGTCCGACCAGCGGTTGGGCGAACTCAAGGTGATCGGCGCTCAACTCTCAAACGAGGGCAAGCGCCTTGATATTCAGCGGCAGCGCGAAACCCCGCCGCCTCAGCCCACAGCGGCATAACACCAGTTTCGACAGGGTCCGCCAAGCGGGCTCTCTCGTGCCTACCCGTCGCCGGGGATAACGGGCGCAACGCAATCGGCCATGCGTCAAGGGCCGGGTGTCGCCAACCTCATGGGCGTTCATCGCCGCCGGATCAAATCGGGCGTTTCCGTAGCTCCTAACGACATTTGGAGAGAACTGATGGCAGACGACGACGAGTCGCTGGACGAAATCCTATCGGCCCCGGTTACGACCGAGCCCGAAACCACTGAGGTAGAAAAGCCTTCCGAGCCTGTTCGCGATGAGCACGGCCGCTTTGCCCCGAAGTCCGGGGACGGCGAGCCAAACGAGCCCATCGAGGGAGAGCCGGGAGACGAGCCCCCGCCCGAGACCGAGCACAACGCCCCCGTGGCGGCTGTGATCGCGGAACGGCGCAAGGCCCAGGCGGCGAACGAACGAGCCGAAAAGCTCGAACGCGACCTTGCCGAAATGCGTGGCCAGATGTCCGTGCTCATGCAGCGCGGCAACCAGCCCGCACCCGCACCTCAGCCCGAGCCTGTGAAGCCCCCGGACTTCTGGGAAGCCCCGGACAAGTACGTGGAACACGCGCTCACCCCGTTCCAGCAGCAGCAAGCCGAAATGACGTTCCGACTGTCCCGCGCAGAGGCCTTTGCCGAGTTCGGCAAGGAGACTGTGTCGGCAGCGGAAGCCGCCATGAGGCAGGCTCTCGAAAGCGGCCAACTGGACCCCGCCACTATCAAGGCAACCCTGTCCAAGTCCCGCGACCCGGTCGGAGATGTTGTGCGCTGGCACCAGAGCAGCCCCGCTGTTCAGGAAGCCACCCTGCGCGACAAGATCAAGGCCGAACTCATGGCTGAACTCGGGATCGACCCGAACAAGCAGCCCGCCCCGTCGCCATCGCCGCGAGACGCCCCCCCCCTCGTCAAGATGCCTCCCTCGCTCACGAAAATCCCCGCCGGTCATGCCGCGCCGGAGCGTGACGAAAGCCTTGACGAAGTCCTCAGCGAACCCCGCCGCCGGGCCCCGAGTGGCCGGTAGGGGTTGAACCCCAAGGAAACTTTCCGATGGCTATGACCACCGTTGACAACAACAACAAGCTGACGAAGTACCGTCGCCAGCTTTGGCGCGAATACGTGCGGGAGAACAAGTTTTCCCCGTACATGGGCACCGCCCTCAACTCCATCATCCGCACCACCGAAGAGCTGGCGGACGGCGGTGATCAGCTCAACATCCCGCTCGTCACCCGCCTCAAGGGCCGGGGCGTCGGCTCTGGAACTCTTGTCGGCAACGAAGAGAACATCGACAACTATGGCATGCGCCTGCGCATCGGCTGGTCTCGTC